TGTGATACATCTTGTATCTCTCTGCCAGCCCCTACAAGCATCTTGACCCCTTTGAAAGCTGCATTGGCTGCAGCAAAAGCTGTGATGGGGTCAATCATTTAATTATTTCTGTGCGTGGTTAGTCGTAACCACATTTAATGCTTCCTTGATTGCTTCTACGTTTGCATCAATACGTGCAATCATTACATCATTCTCATGTATATCATCAGCTAGTCTTGCTGTGCTAGATTCCATTTCGGATATGTCACTTCTGTTATACTGAATGTCTGACGCCATGCCTGATACTGCCCAGACAATAGCAGCACCTTGGGCTAACAAGGCACCAACTATTGTTACTACTGTCCAGTTAATGTCCATCTAATTCAACCTCAACCCAACTTGTTGTATCTTCATTCCAAGTATACTTCTTATCATCAGTAGGATACGCAACAGGTGGCTCCCACCAACAAGTATTATCATCTAGAACCCAACTTGGATAAGGCTGCGGCGCATAGAAAGCATCCCTTGTGCTGTCATATGTATAGCCGACACCAGCATAGTTTTTCCGCAAAGGAGTGTTGCCTAAAGTGTGCTGACCACCGTATGTATTATAGCTTGTCTGAACCCAAGTACCCTCTTGAGCGTCTATGAAATCTTGCTCTGCTACAATGACTCGCAGGACAATTCCGTTTTCAACTTCTGCATAATGTGCCATGTCATCCCCTATTGATACTGGTAACGAATAATAACAATGCCACTACCACCATTACCGCCACCAGCAGTTAATCCAGAGCCTTGACCGCCGCCACCGCCGCCACTACCTGTGTTTGCGCTACCAGCACTACCGGGATATGCTGATCCATATGCCCTACCTCCAGTACCACCACCAGCTTGACCGCCACCACCAGTATTGCCATCATTTGCAGCACCGCCACCGCCGCCTGCCCTTGTTACACTAGAGCCTGTTATGGAAGAAGCTGTTCCTGCACCGCCCCCGCCACCATTCATGCCACTATTTCCGCCGCCAGTGCCGCCTGATCCACCTCCGCCAGCACCACCATAAGAACCAGTACGGCTACCCCCGTTATTGCCTTGTCCAGCAGGTGATGCACTACCTGCACCACCGCTTCCCCCCCGTGAACCACCACCACTACCTCCAGAGCCGCCATTACCATGACCGCCACCTGTTGATGTAATGCTGGAAAAAACAGAGTTGCTTCCTTTAGCAGTGTTTCCACCACCTGCACCTACAGTTATAGAATAATCCCCAACATCTACAGAAAAACCAGTAGCAGTACGATAACCACCTGCACCGCCACCGCCACCAGCACCGACATTAGAAACGCCTGTGCCACCGCCACCTGCTCCTGCAATAACTAAGTATTCTGCATCCCCTGCAGAAGACACTGAAAAAGTACCAGAGCTGGTAAATGTGTGTATTTTATAATCACCACTGGTTGTAACAGAGCCGCCAGTAGCAGCAAAGGCAGCACTCTTTCCATGTCCGTCAGACATATCAATTGCACCAGATGATACACCAAATAAACCACGAACATCAGAACCTCCCATGTTTATAGTTGCTGTTGCGGTAAGTCCAAGCTCTACGTTGACTTGTTGTAAAGATATAGAGTTTCCTGCCGATGGTAATGCCATGTGTTATCTCTCTTTTAGTTCTTTAATTTCAGCTTTTAACTCTTTAATTGCTTCAATTAAATAACCTGTGATATTGCCATAATTTACACTTAGTGTACCCATCGCATCATCTGCCGTTAGCACAAGTTCTGGCGCAACTTTCTGCATCTCTTGTGCAATAACACCTGTAGAATCTTTGCCTGTTGCATCACGCACATAATGTACGCCTCTCATTTCTGTGACTTTAGATAGGGCATCAGGGATTGTAGTTATGTTAGATTTTAGACGCTCGTCAGAGAACGCAGTAACGTCATTGTTAAACGTAGCCGCACCCGCCGCTGACATGTCTAGGGTAAGAGCAGTAATACCTGAACCACCGTCATTTCCTTGAAATATAATATCTTTATCAGATACAATAGACTTAAACGTTAAGTTACTTGAAGCAAGATTTATATTACCTTCATGTGTACCACCAGATTTTAATAAAATATCATCGCCAGCAGCATCAAGAATAATATCGCCAGCTACATCAATAGTAAGATCACCAGAAGACAGGTCTATCTCTGTGCCATCTATCGTAATATTATCTACAACCACACCAGCGTTGGCTGTGACTACGCCAGCTACAGCAAGAGTGCTTGCCATATCCACAGCACCATCAATGTCTACAACATCTAAGTTACTTGTACCATCTACATCTATATTACCACTAATGTCTAACTCAGTACCTATTAATTTTTGTGTAAAAGTAACCTGCCCATTAGAAGCAATAGTAATAGCATCTACATCACTAGCAGAACCAATAGTACCACCATCTTTAATAATAAAGTCATCAGCAATAGTTAGCAAACCAGCAGAGCTAAGTGACATTTTTTCGGAAGCTGCTTCTGATGCACCTGTCCTAAATGAAAGTTTAGTAGCATTATTAGAAGCACTAAAATCACCTTCCGATACAGCAGCAATACCTGCAGCTACAAGTATAGCATCCGTACCTGCACCTTCATTAGGGGCTTGAAAATTAATTACTCCAAGTTCATCATTAGCTGCTATATCAGTCTCACCTGTTTGCAAGGTAAGTACGATAGGTTTGTCATCTGCAGTAGCAGTATGCTTTAGTGCTAGTCCAGTATCAGCAGTATGAGTAAGAGTAACCTCACTATCAGCACCAAAATGTATTACAGAAGCATCAGATAACAGTTTAATATCATCACCAAACACAGCATCTTTTACTACAGATAAACCGCCATCTGTTTGTAATGATCCATCTGTTGTGCTAGTAGCTTCAGTAGCATCATCTGTTTTTAAAATACCACTAAATGTACCTGTTGTTGCAGAAAGTGTACTAGCACCAACGATTGTTCCACTAACATCTAAGTTGCCATTTACATCAATTAAAGTTGAGTTTAGTTCTATTTCATCGTCAGCATTAATGTCTAAATCACCATCAGCATCTGACCTAATATTAATTGCACTGTCACGAAACTGCAGTTGACGATTTACGTTTAATAATAATCCAGCATCATGCACATGAGTTAAAGTAACTTCTGAGTTTTCTCCAAAAGCTAATACAGCACCGTCTGATATTAAACTTACATCATCGCCAACAGTTAAGTCTGTTGCAACTTTAACTGTAGTGTCATCATCTAATGTAAGTACTGTGGTCCCATCATATTGTTTGAATATTAAATCGTCATTATCTACTTCTAGTTTAACTACTTGTGCGCCAGCAGTACCATCCATATCTACAGTTAACTGAAGTGTACCTGCGTCTTTAAACTCAATATTACCTCCTGCAGCATCTAATACAATGTCAGCAGCAGCATCAATAATAACATCAACATCAGCAGTAAGGTTAATGTTATTACCAGCAATAGTTAAGTCTGTTCCATCACCTTCAATCTTTTCTGAGTCACCACCAAATACAATACCTACATTATTAGGGATGTGTACATCTGATGTTGCTGTAAGATTAATCTTAGCACCTGAAGTAATTGTTAAGTCTGTACCATTACCCTCAATCTTCTCGCCATCATCACCAAACGTAAGACCTACACCTGATGGAATGTTTATATCATCAGTAGCCGCAAGGTCTATATCCCCGCCAGAGTCTAGCGTAACTGTAGTACCTGCAAGCTCTGCTGTACCATCTGCTGTAATTTGTATATTAGCAGCGGCTGCATCAGCATCAGTTGTTACAATAGAAAGTGTACCATTTGTTCCTACAGTAAATACAGCAGTATCACTAGATGAACCTGTCATGGTAATAACTTTACCATCTACTCCTACATCATCTACTGTAAGAGAACCACCTGTAATCAAACCAGTAGTAGTAATTGCACTTGCACCAGTATCAATAGTACCAAAATTAGATGTAATGCTACCACTATCTAAAGCACCTACAGTAGTTGCAGCAGTAGTAATTAAGTTAGGCATTGCTGTAATTTCATCATCAAAGTAAGCAGCAAGGTCTGTTACTGCAACTTGTACCATAGTGCCATCGTCATTCATAACAACACGGTCTGCGTCTACTACAGTAGTAGAAGTTGGAGAAGTACCACCAGCCATCTTGCTTAACTCTGCGCCCGTTGCCGTAATAGCCGCACCGCCATAATTTAAATTACTTGCACCAATTACAATTTCGCCCGTACCCTTTGGCGTTAAAGTTATGCCAATGTTTGTGTCACCGCCTGTAGCTGCAATAATAGGATTACTGCCAGAGGCATTATTTGTAATTTCTAGTTCATTAACTGCAGAGCCTGTTGTTTGGAACACAACCAACTCATTACCATTAGCATCTGCAATAAAACCACCATCAGCAATTTTAGGTGCTGTAAGAGTTTTATTAGTTACAGTTGCAGTTGATACTGTAGACAATAGTGTGCCACTGTCACCGTCAGGTAATAAAAGTGTATTGTCTGCTGTTTGAGAGTGTGGCGCACCTTGTAATGTTTGGGCATGAGCATTAGAACTTTCACAGTAGAATAAAATCTGTGAAGCTGTACCACTATTTTTAAGATCAATCTTGCCAGTGTCAATACCAACAGTACCATCAATCATAACAACCCCAGTGCCTTTAGGAGTTAAGTTAAGATTAATATTTGCATCCCCACCAGTAGAAGCTAGTATAGGACCATTACCAGTAGCAGCATTAGTGATTTCAAGTTGATTTACTGCACTACCTGTAGTTTGGAATACAAGTTGTTCATTACCACTTTCATCACCAATAAAGTGTGCATCATCAATTAAAATGTTTTGAGAGTTTGTATCTAAGTTACCACCTAGTTGTGGGGTTGTATCTTCTACTACATTAGATAAACCAGAACTTGTAGCAAGACCAGATACTACAGCACTTCTTGTAATACGTTTAAGTACACCACCATTGTCAGAAGTATCTAAAGCAAGAAACACATCGTCATTTGCTACAGTACTAATTTCACCTAAAGTACCTATAGTACTATTGCTTGCATCAAGAATATTTAGTTCTGCAGGAGTAGAAGTAATAGCAATGTCACTAACTGCTGCTAATACTGGAATTGTACCACTTTGGTCTGGTAGTTTAATAGTTCTATCAGCAGTTGGGTCTACAATACTAAGAGTAGTTTCAAAGTCATCAGCCGTAGTTCCTTCAAAAAGAACAGCATTTTGTGCATTCATTGTTACTGTATCTACTACAGTAGTAGTACCACCTACAGATAAGTTACCTGTAATAGTAAAGTTACGAATACCTGTATAATCTTTATTAGAATTTAACACTACAGCCTTAGAAGCAATAGCTGTTCCTATTGCAGTATCTCCTAAGTCTAGTGCATTAAGTTCACCTACAACTGCAGTAATACCGTCAAGAGTATTTAATTCCCCTGCATCAGCAGTAACATTAGTACCACCAATATCTAATGTAGTCATGGATACTTCACCTGCTACGGTTACTAGATCAGCAGCAAGGGTAATTAAATCTGTGTCATTTGTATGACCAATAGTAGCACCATTAATAAGTACATTGTCTATATCAAGTGATCCACCTGAAATAAGCCCTGTAGTTGTAATATCAGATGAACCATTGTCTATACTGCCAAAACCAGATGTAATAGAGCCAGAGTTTAATGCGCCTGTAGCAACTATATTAGAACCTGCAGAAGCATCTACATAGGCTTTAATAGACTGTTGACTTGCAATACCTGTTGCTGAGTTAGTTGCAAAGTTATCTTCATCAAAAAATGCTTTACCATCAAGTATGTTTAATTCATCGGCTGTAGCAGTAACAGCATCAGAGCCTAGTGTTAGTTGTCCCTCAGGTACAATAAGACCAGCAACACCATTAAAAATAAGATCATCAGCAGAAGTGTCCCAAGTTATATTAGCTGAAGCAGTATCACCGTAAAGTATTACATCGTAGCCTTGATCGTCAGCACCTACTGTAACAGCGCCATCAAGGTTAGTTGTTCCGTCTACATCTAGGTCTGTACCAACGAACAACTTCTTAGCTATACCAACACCACCGTCAACAATCAAAGCACCTGAAGTTGAGCTAGTTGAGTCAGTAACAAGATTTAAATTGACAGCACCACTTGTATCAAGAGTTGTTACAGTTGCAGCAGCAGCAGTACCAGACCCAAGAATACCATCTAATGTACCAGTAAATCCAGTAGCTGTTATTTGATCAGTTGCAGTAATACCATCAACAAACAAATTAGCCCAACGAACACTGGTTGTACCAAGATCATCAGTACTGTCTGTGTCAGAAACAATGTTTGAACCACTTGTGATTCCACCAGTTGCTACCTGTGTAGCTGTAGTAGTCAACACGCCAGTTACACCTAAAGTCCCACCTATATCTAAATTACCATCAATGTCAGCATTACCTGAAATGTCTAAGGTAGCTGCATCAAGCTCACCACTAAGAGTAATATTAGTAGCACCAGTAATAGCACCATTGAGTGCTACAGCACCATCTATATTAATAGTATTAGCTGTAAGATGTATTTCTTCACCTGCTACAAGATCAAGATGATTAGTTGCCCCTGAATTAATATAGTTAGCGGCTGTATGAAACTGTAGTTTTTCCGTAGACGCAATAAGTATATCATCAGAAAACTCAAAGTAATCCTCATCCTCCATCCATTTTAACACACCGTCATTAGAGCCACCATCAAACGTAAGAGTAACGTCAATAGTGTTATCTCCTAACGTAATGCCGGGAGTAATCAAACCACCAATAGGCCCACCTTCTCCTGCTGTACCATCGTGAGAGTGTCCAGAGGTAGCAGCAAAGGCAGCAACAAGTTGATCAAACTCTGTGTTAAACAGGTCTGCTGTAATTGTATCACCGTCAGTAAATGTTGATTGTCTTGTGTATGTAGAACCCATCTAACGTCTTGCTCCTAATTGATATTCTAGCTGAAACCCCTTGAGGGAGTAGGGTGCAGTTTCCCCGCCATCATTAATTCTTAATACTACTGAAAAGCCTGAACCTTCTACTGCCTGTCTTACAAGAGGTTGTGAAGGACCGCCAAAGATAAATTGTACTAAAGACTCTTCTGTACTAAAACTAGATACCCCAAACAAAGCTGCAACATCTGCAGTNTCTAAGGGGTAAGCAGCAGGTCTTGAAGAGTCAACGCTTTCGTTATCATACCTTACTAAAAGATCAGCGTCAATAGCTGATTCAGGTTTGTAGTTAAGTATAACCCTTTGCATGTGCTTGCGTACACCAGTATCTCCAAAGCTCATGTCAGGACTTCTGTACTTACCCAATATAGCAGTACCGTCAAAAGTATTACCTATTTCTTGACGATGTATGTAACCTTCAAAGTCTCCATGAAGAACAAACGTGTTACCTGTTTCAACAAAGGTATCTGTAGATGCAGGCTTAACCCCACGCATTTCAGAAAACTCAAAGCCATTCTCTTTTAGCACACAAATAATACCTCTTGTCTGTGCATTAGACTGACCAGTTTTACTAAAGAATATTCTGTACTGTGTCTTATCTGCTATTACTACACTTTCAAACAAAGAACTGTTTTTAATGTTTTCATCAAAGATAGACTGTACATTTCTACTAATTGTACCAAGTTCAGTATCACCAATACGTGCAGTAGCAGCAACAGTACGTAGCCCATCAGGACCAAGAAAAACTAAATCACCACCAAATTCTTGAATAGTGTCACCGTTAATGCAACCAATACTTCTTGTAACAGCTTGAATAGCAAAATCAGATGAGGTATTTCCTGTCAGTTTAAATATTCTGTTCTCACAAAAGATAAAAAGAGAATCACGAAAAACTTTTATACCTGTAATAGTGTCATCTACTCGTATGCTTCCTGCAGGATCGCCAACGTCAGCGGCGAAGTTATCTTCATCAAAACCTACACTAAAAACTAACTCTTCGGGTGTAGTACTTTTACCTGCATAAAACATTCTGTTTGCAAAAGATGCAACAAACTTAGAACCAACAACAGAAGTTGTAGTAACATCTACTAAGTTTATAGATGAGTCAATAACTACAGGGGCATTAACCTCATCAACAAGTATAAGTTTATCTGTGCCATTAAAGTTAAACCGTTCAAAACGATACTTACCTGCATTAGTTCTACCTGTGTCTCGTTGTGTCCAATTTTCTGAAACTTGAATACCAGAAAGGTGTTGTCTGGCATTAGTGCTATCTACCTGTCGTGTTACACCTGTAAAAGTAGGAGGGTCAGATGATGCATTAATACCTGTATAAGTAAAGCGTTCTACCTCTGTTTCTGTAATAGCCATTTCAAGAGTGCCACTACTAGAAAAACCTGCAACACTGTCTACGCCTATTGTGCCTGAACCTGTCATACTGGTGTTAGCTTCAATAACAGTAC